AAGACGGCGCTCTTCGGCATGCACGGCGATGTTGCCTTCCAGCAGCATGATTTTAAAGAGACGCTTGAGGATATTATCGACTCGATTGTGGCCGGGTTCACCGTGCTGGAGGTTTACTGGGAACAGCGCGATGGCGGGATCATGCCGCAGTGTACCCGGTGGCTGCCGGCCAGATACTATCGGTATCCGTACGTGCTCGACGACGTCGACCGGTTGATGCTTAACCCCAGCGGAATGCTGGGCGGTACGCAACTGGTTGATTTTCCCCCGTACAAGTTTCTGGTCTGCATCAAGCAAAGCCACGCCAACCATCCGGTGTTTACGGCACCGATGCGTACGCTGACCGCCTGGTGGATCGCCTCCCGCTTCGGCCTTGAATGGTTCATGACGTACGCGCAGCTCTTCGGGATTCCGAACCGGATAGCGTACTATCAGCCAGGTGACGACATCGTGTACCAGAAACTGGTTCAGATGATGCGCCAGAGCGCGGCGGCAACCTGGGGCGTTTATCCCAAAGGCACCGAGGTCAGTATAACGAGCGCAGCCGGGGGTACGAGCGGCCACCTGCCGCAGGAACGCCTGATCGAAGAGGCTGATAAGGTCTGTGACATCATGCTCTTGGGCCAGACACTTACAACCGAGGTCCGCGAAAGCGGCGGCAACCGTGCGCTGGGCACGGTCCACCGCAAGGTGATGGACGAAGTAATGGAGGCCGCGGCCAAGTACGCGGCTAAGATCATCACGACCCAGATCATTCCTGGGATCGTTATTTACAATTTCGGCGAGGCGACCGAGCTGCCGACTTTGGTGCCAGTAGTCAATTCTCCGATCGATTTGTTCAACTTGGCTCAGGCCTACAATATCCTCTTTAATCAGATGAAAATTCCTGTCCTGAACAAGGAACTCTATGCCCGGATCGAGTTTACGCCGCCGGAGGATGACGACGATGTTTACGAGCCACCCGCGGCACCGCAGCCGCCTACTAACCCGTTCGGGTTACCGCATCCACAACCGGAAGGCGTCAGACCAGAACCGGCCGGAGCGCCTTTCGACCGAGCTCAGGGTAAACCTAATGGCAGCAAGGAACCAAGGGCTAAACCTAATATCGTGGAGCGGGTGGGCGCTGCTGGGCTTGGGGACGCTGATTGTTGTGACCCTCTTTTTGATGGTGATGGCGAGGGTGCGGATGGAGTCGCTGTTCCGGCTCGCAAGGTGAGTTTTGCCTTAAACTACGGCGAGGAACCGGAACCTGGCGAGGTCTTAAGGTTTTTGGAGAAGGCCAGCTCTGAGCTTGTCGAACGAGTCGAGGCGCGTGAACACGGTGTAACGACGGTGCTTGAGCCGAAGCAGCTGGACCGGTCGGCGGCCGAGGCGGCCATGTCGCATGACACCGCCCAATATTTCCGGGAAAACGCGGTGACTATCAAGGGCGTGAAGTGGAAATCCATCATCGACGATCGGACCACGCCTGAGTGTGCGGCGCTCAATGGCAAGCGGTGGACCTACCCGGATTTGAAGCCGATTGGCCACGATTTAGCATTCCCCGACTTTCCGCCGATCAAGTACAATTGCCGTTCGAGCGTGATGCCGGTCTTGAAGACGTGGCCGCAGATCCAACAGTGGCTCAAAGGGATCTTTAAGCGATGAACGATCTTAACCGAGTAGCCGCCGATGAGGCGATGGGTCCGTTAATTCCGAACTCATCATTAGATCGAGGTATCCCAAAGTTGGCCCGTGGGATTGAAGACATCGCCTCGGGTTGCTCGGTTAACTTTTTTCAATAAATCCTCCAAATGAATAATCTTACGAAAGAGCAATTCGACGAATTAGTGGAAAAGCTGTTCTTCGATTATTCGGTAATCCAGGATAGATTTATCGATTTAACTACGGGGCAGGTGGTTAGAAGCGAAGACATTTACGGCAAACTGGAATGATGACGCGCGCCGAAAAGCTTTTTAATATCCGGGCCCAGGTCCAGAAGGGGTTGAGCTTTATTGACCATGGCGACGGTCCTGGGACTGACATGGCCCTAGCTGACGCATTAATCGCGCTAGTGACCTATTGCGAAGAAGAGATGCCCGAGAAGCCTGAAGTCATTCATGGGCCCGATCCTGAGGCAGTCGATGCGATGCTGCACAAACAAAGAATCAAGGTGAAAAAATGAAGATTATACAGGCGATCGAGAAACGCGAGGATGTGAGCCCGAAAGAAGGTCAGTCCAAATACGGCGACGTAAAGTATGCCGACCCAGTCAATAAGAAGTATCCGCTTGATTCGGAAAGCCACGTGCGGGCGGCTTGGTCCTATATCAACATGCCGAAGAACGCCGGCAAGTATTCGAGTGAAGATGTCAAAACGATGAAAGGCCGGATCAAGGCAGCTGGCAAGAAGTACGGCATTGATTTTTCGGACGACGGCGACAAGACCGAAAGCGCGCTGGTGAGCGCCGCGTCAATCGACTTGGAGGGCGAAACGCCGGCTGAGATTATTTACATGCCTGGGCCGGGTGACTGGCACATCAATCCGGTCGTGAACGGCAAAAGCACAAAGGTTGCGGTCAAAGTTAATGAGGAAGTAGCAGCCACCTTGCAACACGATCTTGCACAACGGTTAGCCGATCCGATCCGCCCCTATGCTGGGTTCGATCATCGTCCCGGTGCAGCGTCCTTTATTCCGAAAGAGTTCAAATGGGACGCGGAACGCGGCGTAATCCTCGAGGTTGATTGGACAAAGCCCGGTGAGGACGCCGTCAAAGGCCGCGGCCACTCTTATTTTTCGCCGACGTTCTTACTCAGTGACAAGGGTGAAGTGGCAGGTCTGCCGAACACTGGTGAAATTGGTTCTTTGACCAATAATCCCGCCTTTCGGCTTAGTGGTATGAAAATCGCAGCGTCGGCGGACGACGATACAGAAGGAGAATACATGACAAAGTTAGCAGATAAATTAGTTGAGCTTGAGGTGATCACCGCCGAGCAAGCGGTGGACGCGGATGAGGAATTGCTTGTGCGCGCGGTTACCGGGCTGCACGAGGCGCTGGCAACAGTGCAAGCGGCTAACGCGCGGCTCTTAAGCGAGAACACGGCGCTGGCGGCTAAGGCGATCGAGGTGCAGAAGGCTGAAGCGACCTCAATCGTTCAAGCGGCAATCGCCGAGGGCAAGATTGGGGCCAAGGATCAGTTAACGATTGATTTCTATACGGCGCAATTAATCGCCCAGCCCGAAACGGCCAAGAAGGTGTTGGCGTCGATGCCGGCTAGCCCGCTGCTCAAAAAAGTGATCGACGTTAAGGTGAGCGACACGAAGCGCGTGGCGCAAGGCCAGAGTGAGGCCGACCTCGTACAGGCCCAGCACTTGGCGATTCATGAAATCCAGGAGGCGCATCCGAATTTGAGTTATACGGATGCGTTCAATAAAGCGCGCCGGGACAAGCCGCAGATCTTCCCAGTAGAAGCATGAACTGCAAAGGCCAGAACAGTTGGCCAGCGCGAAAGCGGACGTCGCGCAAGGCCGAGCCGTGAGCGCCTTTGCAGATCGGAGAAAACAGATAACACAAGAGAAATTAAAAGGTAAATGAAATGAGTACAGTTGGAACTCTCGTCCGCGACCCGGGGATCGTCTGGTTGCCCATCGCCTCGAGCGCTGTGGCGATTCTGCGTGGCCAGTTGGTCACGATTGACGGCACAACCCATACTGCCAAGGTGGCGGGGGTGGTTGGTGACCGTGTTGTCGGTGTCGCCTTAAGCGATGCTGATCCCGATCTGCTGAGCGTGGCAGTCGGATGCAAAGGCGGCTACACCATAAGCATGGTGCCAAAATCCGGGGATACGTTCTTTATCGGAACGATCGTCAATCAAGACCAAACGACCTTTAGCCAGGTGACGGTGACCGTCACAGCGGGAAAAGAAGTCGGCTGGGTGGTCAATCCGCAAAAGGATTCACTGGGCAATCTCGAGATCGCGTTCTTCTTATTCTAAGAGGTTAGCACTAAGTAATAAGGAAAAATTGTTATGACAAAAGATCATATTCAACTGTTAACCTTCAGCCAAGGTGTGGTGGCCGATTACGAGAAGAAAAATCAGATCGGCTCTTTTTTGGCCCCGGAAGTAGTGGTGGGCGGCGGGATCTATCATTACAAAGATTATGGGCTCGGCAACGCTTTTACGGCGATCGACATGCGCCGGGTCATCGGTGGACCCTCGAAGATGTTGCACCTAAGTGTTAACGATCTGCAGGACATCAACTCGGAGTACAGTCTGGCGACGTTCATTGACGACCAGGAACGGGAGAACAACCCGGCGAACATCACGGTCTTGGAACAGCGCAAGATCACGGACCTCGTGAACACCGCGATGAACAACAACCTGTACCTGGTGTTGGCGCAGGCGCGCACATTGACAGCGAATGTGGCGTTGCCTGGAATTGCGACGCCTGGCGTCTGGTCGACAACGACGGTTGATCCGGTGAATGAGATTAATACTGCCTGCAAATATATTGGCGATAATTTCGGGGTAGTGCCAAACCGAATCTATTTCGATAGCGGTGCCTGGCTCAAATACCAGAACAACCCGAATGTGCGTGGCCGATTCCAGGGCGTATTAGTTCAGGCAGTGACACCGGAAAATACGGTTCAGCTGTGGAATGTGCCGATGGCGGCGAAAGTCAACCAGGGTGCAATGTATGAGGGCGGCACCGGACTCAATGATGCGATCATCTTCTTTGGTCAGGATAGTCCGAGCCAGTATGACACGAGCTTCATGAAGACCTTTGTGAATGTGGCTGGGAGGTTTACCCGGGTGCGGAGCTGGCGCGACGAAGATACCAGTTCGGATAAATATAAGGCGTCCTGGTTCCAGAAGATCAAGCTGACCGGGCAGGCGACAGCGTACCGGTTTACGGTCAGTTAAGGAGCTGAAGCTATGGCAGATCCTGAAGTTGAAGTGCAGGCGGCTCCCGTCACATTGACCAGGAGAGAGATTATCGATTGGCCGCGCCATGATTGCCGCACCAAAGGGGATGCGGCAATTCCGGACTGGATACTTCAGACATGGTCAAAGCACGACATCATTAGGGTGTACGGATTATAGAAAGGAGGGTAACGCTATTCCATTAAAGTCAGGTAAGAGCAAGGCCACGATTGCGGGCAATATTCGTGAGATGGTTAAATCGGGCCACCCAGTTAAGCAAGCCGCGGCGGCAGCGTATAGCAAGGCGCGGGAAAGCGGGGCCAGGATACAAAAGAAAAAGCCGTGATCTACGATCCTACAACAGAGCAGGCGTCTCTCATTGCTGAAGCCAAGAGACTCAATCCTGGGGTTCACTGGGAGACGCTGTTTAGCTTTTTACGGACCCATTACCGGCTCTATTTCCAAGCCGATGACCATGATGTGTTTGTTGTCGAGTATAATATGGGGATTGCTGCGGCTAGCGCGCCGTTGCCTTCATGTAGCTTATTGGCTTTGTCTCCGAGTACAATTGCCAATGGGAGCGCTGCTTTTAATATTCAAGTGATCGGGCAAAGTTTCTTTAACGGCGCCCAAATCGTATTTGACGGAAACGTGATCAATCCGACGACCTTTATTGACGCTAATTCGTTGGTCGGCTCGGTAAAATCAAATTGGATTGCCGCGGCTCGCACCGTGCAGGTGTCGGTTCGTAACGCGGATGGGCAATCCAGTGGCGCATTGTCATTTACGATAACGTAGGAGGTGCAAATTGGCCTGGGTACCGATCAACTCCGATGAGGTCATAAACAGTCTTACGAGCCAGGAACAGTCGATGATGACTGATCCGAGCTCAGCGAGCGACATGGCGGCGATTGTTTACAACGTAACGCAGCTGGTGTGCGGCAAGGTGAGGGGCTGGCAGCCTAACCAGGCGTCCATGGGGCCGGTCGGCACGATCCCCGATGAGCTGATGGCGGCGGCGATCGCGATCTGTCGGTACAAGTTCCTGACGCACTTGCCCGGTACTCAGCTCATGACGAAATGGCGAGAAGCCGAGAACACTGAGGCTTACGCGCTCTTAAACGATGTGGCGAGTGGCAAGTTTATCATTCTGGCGGTGGACGGCAGCGTGCCACAGAAACAGGCCGACACGGACGGTGAACCATATTTCCCGCCGTACCCGGTCTGGCTACCGCCGCAACGGCCCTGGGGGTATTGGTGAATGAACGTTCAAGTCACAGTCCGGGAGAGCCAGACCTTCGCCGCGCGAATGGCGCAACTAAGTTCGTTGGGTACTAGCGTTATGCTGTTGGCTGGTCGCGATGTAGCCGACTGGCTCCGGCGCTATCATGTGCGGTTCCGGCAGAAGTGGCAGGGCCCGCGCTACATGGCCGGACCGCGGTCGAATCTATTCTGGCAACAGGTCGTTGCCGGCTGGCAGGATCCGGTGGTATCGGGAAAGAAGGTCACCATTACCAACACGTTCGGCTTACTCAAGTGGAAAACGACCGGCGGCACGATTACGCCTAAACGCGCGCGGATGTTGACGATACCGCTAGTGCCAGATGCCAAGGGGTTGACTGTGGCCGAGTACGAGGCCGAGGAAGGTACGCCGCTGTTCCGGGCCGGGAACGCGCTATGCCGGCGGATCGGTAAACGGCTCGAGGCGATTTATGCGCTCAAGGAATCGGTCACGCAGGCACCCTGGCCTGATGCCATGCCTCCCGATGACCAGATTAAGAAAGTGTTCACCGATTCGGTCAGAGAGCAGATCCGCAATATTGCAAAGACATGAACGCCGTTTCAATGCTCGAGCAATTGCAGAGTGTCGCGGTCGCGGCGCTCGCAGCTACCCCCATGTTTAACGGTGCGATGTCGGCTAACACGCAGCCGGTGCCGATTGTGACTGAGCTTAAGGGCGATATCCAGACCCAGGTTGAAACCGCGATCGGGCAGGTTGGGATTTGTGCTCTGGTGATGACACCGTTCTTCGAATTCTTTAACGAGTTGATTCCGAGCTTGAGTGGGTGGGCGCAGATGGAAGTGACGGTTTTTGAAAACGTGCCGGTCAATCAGGGCAACGGCGGGACTAAGATTCGAGCGATTGGGTTAACGGAAAATGTGGTCTGCGTCCTGCACCATTTACCGACTGGCCTGCCGACCGATCCCGGTGATGAGGACGTGCCGAAGTTCATCGGGATCAAGAAACCGTTCGTGCTGAGCGGTGTTGGGCCGCTGCTCTCCTACACGATTTCGTTTCAGGCCCATGTAAAATTAATCGGATGAAAACAGGAGAAAGAACAAAACTATGGCAGGTTATGTAAAAATATTCCCGGCAGCGAGTACATACATTTTCGGGAGCACAGATGAAACGGGCATGTCGACCGAAAGCTACGATCAAAATGATACTTGCGACTCGTACGAGCAGAAGAATGGTCAAGGCGAAGTGATTGAGCTGGTGACCCATAATCCGCGTAGCGAAATCACATTATTGGGCGAAGTCAATGGCGCAATAACCGCGAAGGTTGGGACAAGTTTCACCTTCACCAACTTTGTTTCGACTTATTACGTGACGCCGCCGACCTTGGCCGGGATCTCGATAATCAAGGGAATGAATTCGAGCAAAGGACGAGCGAAAAACCAACAGGTTAGAATAACCGCAACGTTCTATCCACTCCTGGCCGCGTGAACGGCGTACTTCACGAGAGGATTTTTACCACGACAGACATGAGGTTGGCTGTAATTCTGTTAATCTTTGGTAGTAAATTACGGCAGTGCCTCCCATTAGAATGGACTGATATCTATCCATCGTTGGACGCCTACCTTGAAAACTTAGGTAATCCGCGCACGCAGCAGCCTAAGACCCGGATTATGTTTAATTTCGAGCTAGTCAATTTACCCGAAGAAGTGACCAAGCAGATTCAGGTTGGCGACTGGAACGCATTAATGGCGAGCTTAATGGCTGACGGTGCACGGGAATCGATGCTCGCGGCGCGTCAACATCTTTACGATTTGATTGTGCTCTTAAGAGACCAGCGACCCGATGCGAAATGGGATTTGATCAAAGGGGATGGTGCTGGGGGACTAGTCACCCTCGGCAAACGATCAAGTCCGGAATTGCAGGCCGAATTTTTAGGTAAACTATGAATGTCGAAGAGATTGAAATGACGACGGAACAGGCGCTGGTTTCGGCGTTGACACCGAAACAGGTCGGCGACATTGGGTTGCAGCCTTTCAGCCTGTTGCGCCAGGTGATTGCGATCGATCTATGCCGGAGCTCGAGCAGCAATTTCTTTAACGCCGTGATGACGGTCTGGGTCTGCACATTATCGCCGATCGAGGCGCTAAAGGCCCACGAGGACGTCGCTAGCGCCCAGCAAAGCGCATTTGAATGGGCTGAGGCTCAAGGCTACTCGATTACTCATTACAAGCCGCTGCTGGACGCCTACAAGCGGCTTAACGACGAATTAGCGGCCAGCACCAAGGCGCGAGTTCGCGGCGGCCAAGACGGGGACGCGCCAAAAAACGTTGGAGGGCAGCCTCAGCGATAGAGGTTGCCGCGTGCATCAT